TCATTCATCATCTTCATTCACCTTCGCCGGCTGGAAATTCAAAGAATCTATTACTGACAAATCGCTTTTTTCACCTTTTGAAAAGTCAATTTCCAACTTTTTATAACCCACAGAACTTCCTTTCAAATTACCATCAATATGCATTTTTAATACCGGTGCTTTATCAGTAGGAATATTATAACGACTTCTTAATTGCTTAACATTTTCATCTTTATTGCTCATTTTAAATTTTGCGTCATAACTTGGAACATTCTCATTAATTGAGACATCACCATTGTTGTAATTTTTCAATTCTTTAAGGTTTGCATATTGTCCGAAAAATTTAAAGTTTTCTATTCTCTTTTTTAGTTTTGGATCTTCTACCTTGTCTAATAAGATAATTTTATTGTTTTTCATTTCAACTTTATATTTTTTTCTATCTGGGAATTTATCCTTTTCATAAAATGTCTTAACAAAATAATGTCCCTTTGCTGTCCGTGTATTTCTATCTAAGTATAAGACCATACCTTCATTACTCAATCCACCTTGTTTATTACTTTTGGCGAAATCTGTATATATCGTCCACATCCCTTTATCGCCTTTTTTAAACTCACCATCACGAGATCCCTCTTTGTCGTATAAATCCTCGAGATTCTTAATTGGATACATATCTAATGTTTTCTCAAAACTCTTTTTAATTTGTGCTTCTTTTGAATCTTCTTTTGGCTTTTCTGAAGTATCGCTTGATTTATCACAACCTATTATAAAAACACTCAAAACCATAACAATTATGTACAGTACAACTCTATTTAAATATCTCATCATCTCACACCCTAATATTTAATTATCAACACTATTTTTTCGCTGGCTTATAACTTAAATAATCAATGACTGAAATATCCCTATCTTCTTTTGAAAAGTCTATTTCTAACCTTTTATATCCAACAGAACTTCCTTTTAAGTCCCCGTCAATATGCATTTTTAACATTGGAGCTTTATCAGTAGGAATGTTATAACGACTTCTTAATTGCTTAACATTTTCATCTTTATTGCTCATTTTATATTCCACGTCATAACTTGGAACATTCCAATTTATTGACACATCGCCATTGTTGTAATTTTCCAAATCCTTAAAATTTGCATATTGTCCAAAAAACTTAAAATTTTCTATTCTTTCTTTAAGGTTTGGATCGTTTACCTTGTCTAATAAAATAATTTTATTGTTTTTCATTTCAACTTTATAATTTTTTCTATCTGAAAATTTATCCTTTTCATAAAATTTCTTAACAAAATAATATCCCTTAGCCGTTCGAGTATTTCTATCCAGATTTAAAACCATACCTTCATCATCCAATTCGTCTGATTTATTGCTTTTAGCAAAATCTGTATATATCGTCCACATCCCTTTGTCACCTTTTTCAAATTCGCCATCTCGATAGCCTTCTTTATCATATAGGTCCTCGAGATTTTTGATTGGGTACATATCTAACGTTTTCGCAAAACTCTTTTTGATTTGTGTTTCTTTTGAATCTCCAGTGATCTTATTACCACCACCGCAAGATGTTACAAAAATAATTACAATCAATAGGCTTATGCACATTCCAATCCTTTTTAAATATCCCATCTTTTCACATCTCTCTGTTTTAGAATTATTTCTACACCTAATAAACTTTAGCTCCTCCATCAGATGGTCCAAAATTCACAAAATCTCTTACAGCTGTTTCTTGGTCTTTTACTTTTGAAAAATTATATTCTATATTTTTATAACCAACTGAACTTCCTTTTATGTCGCCATCTATATGTAATTTTAATACTGGCGACTTTTTGGTTGTAATAGGATAAACTTCTCTAAGTTTTTTTACATTTTTATCCGTATTACTCATTTTATATTCTGCATCGTAGCTTGGCACATTATCTGTACTTGATATATTTCCATTTTTATAATATTTAAGATCTCTAAAATCAGCATACTGACTAAAGAATTTAAAATTTTCTATTTTATTTTTGAGATTTGGATCTTCTACTTTATCCAAAAGTACTATCTTATTATTTTTTAATTCAACATGATATTTTTTTGTTAATCTTTTTCATTAAATTCATCATGAACTTTGCTCGTATAATAATATCCTGTTGCCTTCTTTGTATTTCTATTAAGGAATAAAACCATACCTTCGTCATCTATCTCGCCTGGTTTGTTACTTTTAGCAAAACTTGTGAGTAAAGTCCATGTACCCTTATCGCCTTTTTTAAATTCGTCATCTCGATAACCTTCTTTGTCGTATAAATCCTCGAGATTTTTGATTGGATACATATCTAACGTTTTCGCAAAGCTCTTTTTAATTTGTTCTTCTTTTGAATCTTCTTTTGCTTTTTCCGCAGTATCGCTTGAACTATTACAACTTATTATAAAAATGCTCAAAATAATAGCACTTATGAACAGTGCAAGCTTTTTTAGATGTCCCATTTTTTCACACCCTAATATTCCTTATCAATACTATTTTTTCGCTGGTTTATAACTTAAAAATTCAATGACTGATAATTTGCTGTTTTCACGTTTTGAAAAGTCAATTTCTAACTTTCTATAACCTACGGAACTGCCTTTCAGGTCACCATCAATATGCATTTTTAATATAGGTGATTTTTCAGTCGAAATATTATAACGACTTCTTAATTGCTTAACATTTTCATCTTTATTGCTCATTTTGAATTCAACATCATAACTAGGAACATTTTCATTAATTGAAACATCACCATTATTATATTTTTTCAATTCTTTAAGATTTGCATATTGACCGAAAAATTTAAAATTTTCTATTTTCTGCTTGAGCTTATCATCTTTTACTTCATCTAATAAAATAATCTTATTATTTTTCATTTCAATTTTATAATTCTTTTCATCTGGCAGTTTACCATTCCGGTAAAATGTAGTAACAAAATAATGGCCTTTAGCGGTTCTAGTATTCCTATCCAGATTTAAAACCATACCTTCATCATCCAATTCACCCGGTTTATTACTTTTAGCGAAATCTGTGTATATCGTCCACATCCCTTTGTCACCTTTTTCAAATTCACCATCTCTATAGCCTTCTTTGTCGTATAAATCCTCGAGATTTTTGATTGGATACATATCTAACGTTTTCGCAAAGCTCTTTTTGATTTGTGTTTCTTTTGAACCTTCTTTTGTTTCATTACCTTTGCCACAACCTGCTATCGCAAACATTAAAATCATAACGCTTATGTACAATGCAAAACTTTTTAAATACCCCATCGTTTCACGTCTCTCTGTTTTAGAATTATTTCTACATCTAATAAACTTTAGCTATCTTCATCAGACGGCCCAAAATTTAAATAATCTCTTAATGTTGTCTCTTGATCTTTAACTTTTGAAAATTTATATTCTATTTTTTTGTATCCAACTGAACTTCCTTTTATATCACCATCTATATGTAACTTTAATATTGGAGCCTTTTTCGTTGTAATTGGATAAATATCTCTAAGTTTTTTTACATTTTCATCACTATTATTCAATTTGTATTCTGCTTCATAACTAGGAATATTTTCATTAGTTGTTATACTTCCATCTTGATAATTTTTTAAATCTTTAAAATCCGCATACTGACTAAAAAATTTAAAATTTTCAATTTTTTGTTTAAGTTTTTCGTCTTCTACATTATCCAAAAGAACAATCTTATTATTTTTAAGTTCAACACGGTATTTTTTCTCATTCTGATTTTTGCTAATATCATCATAAATTTTATTTACAAAATAATAACCTGTTGCCTTTTTGGTATTTCTATTTAGATATAAAACCATGCCTTCGTCATCTATTTCACCCGGTTTGTTACTTTTTGAAAAACTTGTGAGTAAAGTCCACGTCCCCTTATCTCCCTTTTTAAATTCGCCATCTCGATATCCTTCTTTATCATATAGGTCCTCGAGATTCTTAATTGGATACATATCTAATGTTTTCGCAAAGCTCTTTTTAATTTGTTCTTCTTTGGAATCTTCTTTTGTTTTATCACTTTTGCCACAACCTGCTACAACAACTATTAAAAGCAAGATACTTATGTACAATGCAAAACTTTTTATATTTCCCATCATTTCACGTCTCTCTGTTTTATACTTCATTTATATTCTCTTTTCATATAAATAATTAATTATTTTGTATATTTCTCTTTTACGTTACCAAAATATACATATACAATCAATTTAATTTATTAATTAAATTTGTACTTATTATTATGTTGCATCATTTTTTTATTATTGTTTCATTTGAATTAAAATATCTTCGAAATCTACTACTCAATACTAAGGAACACAAGTATCGCACTAAAGATTAATTGCATTTAAACAATATTTGTCACTTTAACTATTTATTAAAAATCATTAAATCGACTTAATAAACGTAATTTTCTCAATATTCAGTGTTATGATGGAGTTACAATTTTTAGAGGAGTGATAGATATGAAATTTAAAAAGGTTTTAGTAGCTACGGCAATGGTAGGTGTATTAGCAACTGGCGTTGTTGGATATGGTAATGAAGCAGATGCGAAAGTGTATTCTCAAAATGGACTCGTACTACATGATGATGCAAACTTCTTAGAACATGAATTAAGCTATATCGATGTGTTATTAGATAAGAATGCTGACCAAGCTACAAAAGACAACTTAAGATCATACTTCGCCGATAAAGGACTACATTCAATCAAAGACATTATCAACAAAGCTAAGCAAGACGGCTTTGATGTTTCAAAATATGAACACGTAAAATAAATTCAATAATGCTTTATAACAAAGCACATAAAAAAACAGCTCAATGACGTAGAAGTCAGTGATTAATTCACTAATTTCATTACATCATTAAGCTGTTTTATTTAATTATTTTTCTAATTTAGGTGTTGTACGTTCAACTTTCTTTTCACCCAATGGATAGAACCAAGTAATCGGGAAATCGTTAGTATCGAATCCAACTATTTTATCGCCGTATAACTTGTAGTAAGCAGGCGTATTTTCAAGTTTTTCGTCAAACTCACGATCCGCTTTTTGTTCAGGTGTTTCTTCAATATCAATCTCTTTAGAAACAAACTCATTACTTAACAAGTCACCTGTAATAGGATCAACCACTGTGAAGTTTAATTTTTCTCCATTTTGTAATCTAAAACCAGCACCATGTGAGTCAAAGCTAAATTCACCTTTTTCATTTACTTGTAAATCAGGGAATAATTGTGCTTCACCTAGTTCAGAGTCTACCTTCACTACTGCATTCGCGAATTTAGTCTTTCCTTTAATTACTTTAGTACCTTCTTTATCAAGAATACCTTTACCTTTGTCTGTATGATATAAGCTTCCATATATTTCATCAACATGTAAATCTTCTTTAACATTATCTAAAACTTTCACTTTGTTGAGTTTAGTATGGTCATATTTAGTTTCTGCTTTATCGATATCTTCTAAGCTCGTTACTTTAGTTTTGAAAATTAAAGGTTTTAATGCATCTTCTTCATCATCAGGTGCAAATGTTAGTGAAATGTCATTACCTTCTTTTAACTCTAAATTATCGAAACGTTTCGTTTTGAAGTCAAAGTTAAAGTATCCTTTGTCATCAATAGGCATCCAGATACCATCTGAACTAGCTTTAGTGTCTTCTTTACTAACTCCGCCCTTAACGCTCTCTTCAAAATTAATAAATTTATTATTAATAGATAAAGCAACTTTACCTTTTACAGACGTATGCCCTTTAATAATACCTGATCCTTCAGTAATAGGTTCGATAAAAACTTGGTGATGTCCATCTTTTTCTTTTAGTTGTTCTTTCGGTATTTCATACGCTTTTTCATATCGCGGTGTTGTGTAAGTAACTTTAGCTTCTGTACTTTCTTCCTCAACGCCAGCTTTATCAGTTGAAGCTTCTTCCACCTCTTCATCTTCTTCATCTTCACCTAAATCAGGGCTTGACGACGAAACCTCAATTTCTTGATTATGAACAATTTTACGATTATTTAAAGGGTACTCAAATTCTCCTTTGTCATTTGCTTCAACAAAACCCAAACCGCCATTTTCTACTGAATCCGCACTTTTCCCATCAACTGTTAATAAAACATAGTGATTTGGTAAAGTAGTTCCCGTTATCTTTTGAGCTCCAGGTTTAATAGTATCTAATTTAACAAAGTTCTTATTAGATTCTACTGTTTTTGTTTCTTTTGAATTTTGTTCAGTCTGTGAAACAACTTTTGATTCTTGATTTGTACTTGGCTTCTCATTAGCCTCTGATGCTTCTGCTTGTCCGTTTGTCATAATATATAACATTGTAATTGCAACAGATACTAACCCGACTTTCATTTTACGTAACTTAAAATTTTCCCTCATGATATACTCCCTCGAATATTAATATAAATCGACTTCAATTTTTTCTATATTTCTACCATCAATTACATCACCCATACGATGAGGCTGTAATTTTTTATTTAATTCAAAAGTATAGTAGCCGCCACCTTTCATAGTAATTCTAATTTTACCGTCTTTAGGCTCTGTCTTATAAAGTTCATGATTTTCAATTAAATGTTTTCTTAATTTGAAATCTAATTCTTTTAATGAAATTTCTTCTTTATTAATTCTATAAGTTTCTGCTTGTCTTGTTGCTGTATTATGTCCTGTTGGTTTAGTTATTTCTAGACCTACATTATTTACGAAATCTTTATAATCGTTTTTATTCGTCTTGGTAATTCCACCTATTGAAATATTTTCAGCTTGTTTACCTGATCCTTCTCTGACTACAAAGACATCTAACCCTTCATAATCATAGTCATAATCTTTAAATCTTTCTTTGTCTGTACCAAGTAAAGTAACTACATTAAGTTGTGTCCCATCAATAATGTTCATTTTATCCTTTTCTCTATAACCACTCACATTTTGAAAATTATATCCTGTTCCACTGTAGTATTTTTTTAATTCTTGCGTGTCGTTTGAAGTAACTGATAATCTGCTTTGCTCACTTGCTTTTACTGGCTGAGCAGTAGTTGTAATCATCCCTGTTGTCAAAATCCCTAGTGCTAAACTTGCTTTAGCAATATTTTTTAATTTCATAATTCTATGCTCCCAATTTTTAGTCTATTTGATTTATTCTATTACGCAATACGAACAATCCTCATTCATTATAATGAGCAACGGTCGTGCTTCACATTAAACTTACTTTAACTAAAAATTAATCATTATTAAGTGATTTAATAAATAGTTAACTAATATCATTCAATTCCTATCGATCTACTCTCTTTTATTTACGAATAACACTTTATCTCAACTTAATCTTTATTTAACTACTTATTCTGTACACAATTTCGACACAAAAAAGACACTGTGCTATCACAGTGCCTAAATTTAATGTTCGTTTTTAATTTACTTTATGTTTATAACTTTTATGTTAAATTACACAAATTTTATTCTTATGCAACCTATGTGTTTATCAAAGTTATAAGAACATCTTTTGTAAAAAGGATTGTTTCTCTTTTTCTAATATTTCAATTTTTATTTTCTGTTTACTAATCAATATATCCATTTTTTTAAAGAAATCACCTATCTTTTCTTGTTCCTCCAATACAGGTATATCTATATTTATATTTTTTAATTGTTTATATTTTAAGTTCCATGTATCTGATGTTAATCCTTGTGAATTAATTTTAAATTTATGAATCATTCTATGTGTTTTAAACTTATATCCAATAAATAATGAGCTAGTATTTTGTGTTGGATAAAGCACAGTATATGCAGGGCTAACAATCCCATTATAATTTGATCTACCACTAGCCCCTTGCCACATTCTCATAGAATTATATGCAATATCATTTTTCCTAACTACTTTATAATTACTTTTATCTTTACTTGAATTATCTTTTCTATCCAATTCACTAAATTTTATAATGCCACTATTTATAGTTACTGAAAGCATTTGACCTTTGTCAGAACGTTCGTTTCTCTCTTTTAAATATTTTTCTATTTTGCTATTTTCCCAATGTGGATAATCTTCACTATTCTCATCTTTGAATCGCAGTTCCTGTGAGAAGATTTTCTGCATATAGCCTTTTTTTGTTGTTGAAGTAATTCAAGCTTTTGTTCTTCTAATTCAATTTGTCGGTCGAGTTTGCTGAAGAAGTCACCTATTTTTCTCTGTTCTTTAGCCGAAACAGGGTATATGACCTTCATTTTATTAATTGCGCTACCTGATGTTAAAGCTCTAGTTGTCATAGAACTTTTTGTAATCATTTCTTTTCTAAATGAATTAGTAAAAAAGACATATCTTTTAAAATTATTATTTATTAAATCAATTCCTGATTTAGGCCGCCCTCTTAATACAAATCCACTAAACACAGTATTTTCAGGGTCATTTAAAATTACAGACGGATAACCTATTTCACCAATTACCTCACTAGTCCTTGTAAAAAAAACATCACCCTTTTCAACAGAATAATTTTTTAGTTCTTTGCTATTCACATTAACTTTTCCAGTCAGATTATTTGTATTTAAGCTCCTGTTATTAAATACATCTTTGAAGTTAACAATCGACGATCCTGAGCCAAAATATTCTTTTCCTTTATTTAAACCATTTTTAAATTCTAATAACTCGCCAACCTTCTTCTCTTCCCATTCGCCTTCAAACCCTGGGAATCTCAACTCTGGCACATTTTTCGTTTGTGTATTACTCATCTTTCAACACCCCAAGTTCTTTCAGGTATGCATTGATTTCTTGTTCAATTTCTGCGATTTCTTTGTCGATATTTTTCAAATCTTGTTGGACTTGATCTAAATCAATTGGCGCTTCTTCTTCGAATGTATCGACATATCTCGGTATGTTTAAGTTGTAATCGTTATCGGCGATCTCTTGTAATGTCGCGCTGTAGCTATACTTATCAATTGTTTCCTTACGCTTATATGTGTCTATAATTCGTTCGACTTGGGCATCGCTTAAATGGTTTTGGTTTTTTCCTTTTTCAAAATCATTGGATGCATCGATAAATAATACGTTGTCGTCTTGTTGGCGACATTTTTTAAATACTAAGATACATGTTGGAATACTTGTCCCATAGAAAATGTTCGCTGGCAAACCAATCACGGCTTCTAAGTAGTTCTTTTCTTCAATTAAATAACGACGAATGATACCTTCTGCGGCACCACGGAATAAGACACCATGTGGGAGTACAACGGCCATGGTACCTTCATCATCTAGGTAATGTACCATGTGTTGAATAAAGGCAAAGTCTGCTTTAGACTTTGGCGCAAGCTTGCCGTATCCGCTGAAGCGTTCGTCATTTTCAAATTTTGAGTCTGCTGTCCATTTCGCGCTATATGGTGGGTTCGCAATAACCGCATCAAATGTATGTCCTAAAAAGGCTGGATTTTCCAACGTATCATCATTACGGATATCGAAATTTTCATATCGCACATCATGTAACAACATGTTCATGCGCGCTAAGTTGTATGTGGTATTGTTACGTTCTTGTCCAAAATAACGATACACTTTTGCCTCTTTACCAACGCGTAACAGTAATGAACCTGAACCACATGTTGGGTCATATACATGACGTAATTTATCTTTACCGTCTGTGACAATCTTCGCCAGTATCTTAGATACTTGTTGTGGTGTATAGAACTCGCCTGCTTTTTTACCCGCTGTCGCCGCAAAGCGCCCGATAAGAAATTCGTATGCATCACCTAACATATCAATTTCCATATCACTGTGAACGAATGGTAAGTCATCAAGGTTAACCATAACTTTGGAAATTAACGCAGTACGTTCTTTGACATTGTTACCTAAACGCGTTGAACTTAAGTCCATATCGCTGAACAGTCCGATAAAGTCATTTTCACTTTCTTCACCTAGTGTTGAAGTTTCAACTTTACGAATTGCCGTCGCCAGATGTTCGATATCGAAATCTTGCGTTTCAATTTCACGAATCATCGCACTGAATAAATCTTGTGGCTCAATGAAGTAACCAACTTGATCAATTAATTCTGCTTTTAAGTCTTCACGGTATTCTTCATCTGCCCATGCTTCTTGATATGTAATATCTTCACCTGCCAAGGCATCTGCATATTCTTGTTCCGCTTTTTCAGATAAGAAGCGATAGAAAATCAAGCCTAAAATGTAATTACGGAATTCACTCGCATCCATATTCCCTCTTAAATCATTCGCAATCGACCATAATTTTTTATGTAATTCAGCTTGTTGCTGACGTTGTTTTTCAGTAATAGACATGTGATTCCTCCGCCTTTGCATAAGTAATTTGTCTCTTTGTGTAATAGATTTATTATAACATTTGGTGGTGTCGCGATGTTGAGAATTTTGATGTTGATGGTGGAAATTTTATATTCATGGAGATTGGGATAGGATTCATAACACGCAAACAAAAACGGCTTAACGACGATATCGATTGATGCATCCTTTTGGTAAGGTATACGCACCAATTTACTTTTCATCGTTAAGCCGCTTCAATTACTTTTTATTATTCATAATGATTTACTTTAAATTCACTTCAATATCCTTAATTTGTTTACTATCTATGACTTCCCCCATATGTTTGAATTTTAATTTAGTTCTTAAATCAAGGTTATAAAAGCTACCATCTTTCAGACTAATTTTAATCCTACCATCTTTTGAGAGTGTTTTATAAAGACCGTATTTTTCAATTAGATGCTTTCTCAACTTAAAATCTAACTCTTTCAATGATATTTCTTCTTTTTTAATATCATAAGGGTAACCTTTCACAAAAGCATCTTCACCCTTTTCTTTTGTAACATTTAATCTTGGTGTGCTGACAAAGCCGGATGTTTTATTGGTCTTTGTTACACCACCAACAGTATATGATATGTCGTGCTTGTCTCTTCTTTCTTGAACAAAAAACACATCTAAGCCCGTATGTCTTCGCTGTTGATATTTACGGTACTCATCTCCAGGCAATAATACTTGAGTCTTCATCCCTCTATATTTAAAACGTAAGTTATTTTTACCATGTCTCAAAGCATTAATGTTTTTCATTTCCTTAAAGTTTCCAGTGTAGTATCGGTGTAATGCTTCTTTGTCATGTTTGTTTACTGACTTTTGATTTTGTTTAGCATGACCTGAATGGGCCTCTGTTGTTAAAGTTCCTGTTGTTAAAATCCCTAATGCTAATGTTACTTTTGCTAATGCTGTCAATTTCATATTTATTTACTCCAATCTTAATGTATTGGATTGTTATTATTACGTAATTTGAATCATATACGCTTATTATAACGTCCATCGTTTAACGCGATAATTAACCTCGATTTAAATATGCGTGAATTATTATTAATTAAAAACAAATATATTTTAATGTCCAGGTTAATTAACTTTCACGCTTTACATGTCGTTGTTTTTCCGGATCATCGTTTTCTACAACTAATTGTGTTATTTCTACTCTTTGAAACGCAAAAAACAACTTAACAACAATAATGTATTTAACACAGTTCTTATTCAAAGGTACGGGTGTCAATGCACATTTTATCGTTAAGCCGCTTTTTAATTTTTTATACTATCATCTTTAATTAATTCAAATTCACTTCAATATTTTTAATCTGCTTACTATCCAGCACATCAAACATACGATCAAAACTTAATTTTTCACTTAAATCAATTTCATGTTTCTTTTCGTCTTTCATATTGATAACAATTCTACCTTTATCTGACGCGCCTTTATACAATCTATATTTTTCGACCAACATTTTTCTGATTTTAAAATCAAGTTCTTTCAATGATACTTCTTCTTTTTGAATAAAGAACAACTCTTTTATCGAAAAGCCATCTTTAGGATCAACTTTTTTAACTTGCAGTCCCGGATGACTTACATAGCCAAACACGGATCTCACATTTTTCTTTGTTATACCGCCAACGCTATATATGCCGCCTTTAGTATCTATTAATTCAGGTACTGCAAAGACATCACGGCCATGCGTCAGTTCTTTATATTTATTTCTATCGTCGCCAATTAGAAATACTTTGAAATTTTTATTTCGTTGGTTAAAGTTTAAAACGTTAGACCCATAATAATCTTCACTTTTAACACTAATGTTTGTTGATTCATAGCTTTCTTGAGAATAGTAATCTTTTAGCATATTTATATAATATTTGCGTTGTGTTTCATCCAACTTTACTTTCGCGTTTACAGTTTGACTTTCTGCTGTCATCACACCTGTTGTTAATATTCCTAATGCTAATGTTGCTTTAGCTATTGCTGTTAATTTCATAATTTATTGCTCCAATCTTAATGTATTGGATTGTTATGATTACGTAATTTGAAACATCTGCCTTTATTATAAAGTGCATCGAAACAAACTGACATTAACGTGCGTTTAAATAACTTTGAATCATTGTTAATGAACACCTAATTAATATTCAAAGTACGTGGTTTTAATGAGTGGTATGACTTATTTAGTATACTCGTGACTTGTGTTATCAAATGTAAAAAACAGCCTAACGACGACGTTGCTTTAAATACGCTCCTTTGATAGGATATACATATTTATTCAACGTTTCATCGTTAAGCTGCCTCAAAATTTATTACTTTAAAGTCATTGATTGCTTACTTTAAATTTGGTTAATAGTGACTGATATACCTCTAATGTCTTTACTATTCAACACATCGCCCATGCGCTCGAATTGTAATTTATCACCTAAATCAATTTCTACTTTATTTTCGTCTTTCAAATTGATAATGATTTTACCGTATTTAGATGTACCTTTATATAATCCGTAATTATTAACTAATTGTTGTCTAATTTTGAAATCAAGCTCTTTTAATGAGATTTCTTCTTTTTGGATTAAAAATGAGTCAATTGATGCATCTAAATCTTCACCATTAACTTTATTAACAAATAAAGGTGTATTAGTTTCAGAAGTTTTGTTGTTTTTCTTCGTTACACCACCAACAGTAGATAGTCTGCCGTTTGGATCAATTAATTCTTGTACTACAAAGACATTTTGGCCTTGTAGACCTTCTTTATATTGTTCTTTATCTTTTCCTAATAAGAATAATTGGTGATTTTGATCTTTTGGGTTAAAGCGTACAACGTTAGAACCATTGTAGTTTTCAACCTTACCACTAACATTACTATATTCGAAACTTTCTGATGAGTAGTATCGATGTAAATCTCTAATATCATGTAAATGTTGTACTCTCTCTTGTTTTTCTGCCGCTTGAACTGCTTGACCTTCTGATGTAATGACACCAGTAGTTAATAAACCTAATGCTAATGTTGCTTTAGCTAACGTTTTTAATTTCATAGTATTATTCTCCCAATCTATTTTTAAATTTTGACTTAATATATGTTTATGTGATTAATTCAATTACGTAATACGAACAATCTACTATCATTATATAAGCCGGATACTGCGCTATGAATTAACCGCTTTTTAACTATTCCTGAACCAATGTTAAGCTAATTAATGGAATCCTAACAGTATTAATCATTTTTTATAACTCTATGCTATTTTTTTCACCATTCACACTTTCTTTCAATTTAATTATGTTTTCCACATTGTTTCATGTCACTAGTGCGACACCGTGCGACTATAGGTATCAACTATTTTCACAGTTTTTATTGTCGTTATTATCTTTCATCGACCCACTTCATTTCCGATCGTAACGACACAAAAAAGAAGCTAAGCAACCTATGCTGCCTAGCTCATCTATACTATCCATATTTTACTATTATCCATGTTTCGTTGAATTATCTAATATTGGCTTCTATTTTCTCAATATTTCTGCCATCTATGACGTCACTCATTCGGTTTGTTTGTAACTTTTTATTGAGTTCAAACGTATAATAGCCGCCATCTTTCATTGTCACTTTTATCTTGCTAGCTTTAGGAAACTTTTTATACAGATCAAAATCTTGAATTAAATACTGTCGTAATTTAAAATCAAGTTCTTTCAGCGAAATCTCTTCCTTATAAATGTAGTATCTTTTAACATGCACAGAAACACCTGCACCTACTTCTTTTTTAATAACGAATCTAGGTGCGCTTAAGTAATCATAGTAAGCGCCTTGATTTTTCTTAGTAACGCCACCATATGAATACACTGTGCCGTTGCGATTTTCCGCTTCTTTAACTACAAATATATCTAATCCTGGATTTTTACGTTTTTTAATCCTTTCTATATCTTTACCAAAAATTTGTATTCTTGTGAACTTTCTATTTTTATCAAAGATAAGGTAGTGCTTGCCACCTTTGCTATAACGATAGCCAGTAACATTTTTAAGTTCCTTACTTGCGCGACTATAGTAATCTCTCAAGTCGAAGATATCTTTTGTCACATTTTCATATTTTGATTCATGTTCGCTCGCATTTACAGTTTGAGCCGTTGATGTTATAACCCCAGTCGCTAAAATACTTAGAGCTAAACTGGCTTTCGCAATTGCTGTCATCTTCATAGTTGTATGCTCCAATCGTAATTATTAGATTTGTTCGATTACGTTTATTGAATCATACAGCTTTATTATAGTTGGCGTATGTCTCTATTCATATTAAACCTTGTTTAACTATATTTGAATCATCGTTAATTAAATTAAGGAATCCATAATGTTCGTTAAATAAAAATGACTTTTGTTGTACTTCAACGCTTGATAGATTGGTATTTTTAGACACATTTAGGACATAAGCATGTTATGTGTGGTCAACATCAAATATTCGTCTTCTTATACCACTGTGCAACACGAAAGAAGCTGAGCAACATGTAAATTTTTGTCACTCAACTTCTCGGTACATCGTTCAACGGTTCTATGCAGTATCCATCACGATGATTTTAGATTCACTTCAATTCTTTCGATACTAGTGCCATCTATGACATCTGCCATGCGATGTTCTTGTAATTTTTTATGCAATTCAAACGTGTACTTCCCACCGTTTTTCGTTTTAATAACAATTGTTCCTGAACCAATATTACCGTACAAATTATGTTGTTCAATGAGTTGCTTTCTCAATTTAAAATCAAGCTCTTTCAAGGAAATCTCTTCTTTAGTTATCTTATATTCTGAATCATCGTGTGAGATTTTGCCTTTCTCATCTTTTTTAGTAATGCTTAATTCTGCTTTGTGATCAACTTTTTTACTATTTGTCTTCGTGATACCCCCGACAGAATATTTTTTCAATTGATATTTATTGTCCTCTAAAACGATAAATACATCAATATTATCGTATGGCCCATCTTTATATTTCTTATCATCTTTTCCAACTAAAGCTATTTTATAAATGAACCAATCTGGTATAACATTCATAAACCTAACTGTCGTCCATGGTTTCAGCATAAAGCCAAATTGCTTTTCGAATTCTAAACTCGGTTTCGTATAATATGTTCTTAAATCCTTATATTTAGGGTTTATTTCCTTTTGTGCTTGTTTTGTGGTTGGCGATTGCGGTTGTTTTGTTTCGACATTAGATGAATGCGGTGTTGTTGGGTTTGGTGTTGGTTGTGGCGATTGCGGTTGTACATTTGGTGAAGGCGGAGTTGTTGTAGTTACGCTTGGTGTTGGTTGTGTTGCTTTTACTTTTGTTGAAGGCGATGTTGTTACTTTTTGTATTTTAGATTTTATTGCCTGTTCTGTTTTAAGTGCTGATGCTACTTCTGCATTAGCCGATTGCGTTGTTACTATACTTGCACCTGTTGTTAAAAGTGATAGTGCTAAACTGGTTTTCGCAATTTGTGTCATTTTCATAGTTGTATGCTCCAATCTATTATATTCGATTGTTCTTTACGTAATTAGAATCATACAACTACATTATAGAAGACGTATCGGTCTATTCACATTAAACCATGTTTAACTATATTTGAATCATCGTTAAGTAATCCATAATTTTCGTTAAATACAGATGGTTTCGAAGCGATTCAACGCTTGCACATTGGGCATTGCATCATTTTCAAGACATTGAGATGTCACTTTTACAAACAAGTGAATAATTTCCCTTAACATCATTACGCAAAACAAAAGAAGCTAAGCAATGATGTAGGTCATTGTCGCTTAACTTCTCATTTCATCGTTCAACGGTTCTATGTAGTATCCATCACGATGATTTTAGATTCACTTCAATTCTATCAATATTTGTACCATCAATAACATCTGCCATGCGATGTTGTTGCAATTTTTTGTGTAATTCAAACGTGTACTTTCCACCATTTTTCATTTTAATAACGATTGTTCCTGAACCAATATTACCGTACAAATTATGTTGTTCAATGAGTTGTTTTCTCAATTTAAAATCAAGTTCTTTCAAGGAAATCTCTTCTTTAGTAATCTTGTATTCTGAAACATCATGTGAGATTGTACCTTTTTTATCTTCTTTAGTAATACTTATTCCAGTTTTGTAATCAACTTTCTTTCTATTTGCTTTTGTGATACCACCGACCGAGTATTTGTCTACGCCATATTTATTTTGTTCTAAAACGATAAATACATCGACATGCCTATGCACGCCTTCACCATATTTCTTATCATCTTTTCCAACTAAAGCTATTTTATATATGAAATAATCTGGAACAATATTCATAAATCTTATTGTTGTCCATTTTTTGATAATTATACCCAACTCATTTTTAAATTCTAAACTTGATTTCGTATAATATGATCTTAAACCTTTAAATTTAGGGTTTATTTCCTTTTGTGCTTGTTTTGTGGTTGGCGATGTTGGTTGTGGTGTTTCGACATTAGATGAAGGCGGTGTTGTTACACTTGGTGTTGGTTGTGTTGATTGCGGTTGTGCATTTGGTAAAGACTGAGTTGTTCCGCTTGGTGCTGGTTGTGTTGCTTTTTGTATGTTAGATTTTGGCGTCTGTTCTGTTTGAGTTGAAAGCGATGTTGATACATTTTCTGTGTTAGACTTTGCCGCCTGTTCAGGATTAGCCGTATGATTTTGTTCTGCGTTCACTGCTTGCGCTGTCGTTGTGATTGCGCTTGTTGATACGTTTATCTTTGCTAACTGTCCTGCTTTAAGTGCTGATGCTACTTCTGCATTGGCCGATTGCGTTGTTACTATACTTGCACCTGTTGTTACAAGCCCTAACGCTATACTCGCTTTCGCAATTGTTCTTATTTTCATAGTTGTATGCTCCAATCGTAATTATTCGATTGTTCTTTACGTAATTAGAATCATACAACTTCATTATAGAGGACATATTGGTCTATTCACATTAACCCTCGTTTAACAATTGTTGAAATATTATTAAGTCATTTAAGCAAAAAATAATGAGTACTTTCGAGGTTTATGTGGTGTTACTATGTATCTTTGAAATGATTTTAAGACATAAAAAAGAAGTTAAGTAACGTTTTATCATCACTTAACCTCACTATTGCAATTTCAATTCATTACGACGACCAGTCTAAGCATTATGCTTTTTTAACTTTGACTTCAATCCTATCAATATCTATGACTTTGACGATATCGGCCATTCGGTCTTCTTGTAACTTTTTATCCAATTCAATTGTATACTTGCCATAGTATTTCATTTGGACAGTAACTGTTCCTGAACTCATTTCACCATAAAGACCATAATGATCAATAAGATGTTTTCTTATTTTAAAATCAACCTCTTTTAATGTCATTGCTTCTTTATCTATTTTAAATGGGAAAAAGTCATAATCATATTCACCAGTGTGATCTTCTTTAATGACTCTTGCTTCTGCTACTTGGTCGACAACTTTATCGCTTGCTTTTGTGATACCACCAATCGAGTACTTTGCACCTTCAAATCTCTTATCCTCATTAACATAAAATATATCAAGGTTGCGATGTACACCCGTATGATAGTGTTCCTTATCTTTGCCAACTAAAGCTAGATTATTAACTGTATTACCTTCTATCATATTCAAAAATTTAGTGCCTGGTTTAGGTTGAATACTACTGATATAACCTGTCACATTTTTATATTCAACACTAGGTTGAGTATAGTACGCTTTTAAATTTTTACTATTTTGGCTTACTTGAACATGTTTATTTTCGGCATGCACCGGTTGTTCCGTTACAGTATTTACACCTGTAGCTAAAATACCCAACACTAAACTTACTTTTGCAATTGATTTCATTTTCATAATTGTATGCTCCAATATATTAGATTAGATTGTTTTATTACGTAAATTGAATCATACAACCATATTATAGGAGCTGTATGCTGATATTCACATTAACCCTTTTTTAACTATTCATAAAATATGATTAAGCTAGTTAAGTAAAAGATAATGCGTGCTGCGACTGTTTGTGTGAGTTTTGTAACTTTGCCCTCAAAAAAGAAGCTAAGCAACAGTACGTCGCTTAACTTCCATATATTTCCATAACAAGCACGATTCAACATAGCGCTTTGTCGTTAGAAAGTATTATTTCATTTCTACTAGAATTTTTTGTATTTGTCTGCCGTCGATAGAATCACCCATACGTTCTTTTTCAAGTTTTTGACTTAAATCGATAGTATGTGATTTGCCATCTTTCATAGTAATTGTAATTTGACCTTGTTTAAGACCATTTGAATACAAGCCGTGTTGTTTGATTGCACGTTCTCGTAATCTATAATCAAGTTCTTTTAATGAGATATTTTCTTTATAAATTTGATACAGACTATTTTGTGGTTCTTCATTACCTTTCTTAATTTCAAGGATTGGAGAGTGTATATAGTCGTAATACACTCCTCTATTAGTTTTTGTTACGCCACCAATCGAATGATTATCAGCTTGTCTACCGTTTCCTTCTCTAACGACAAACACATCTATATCTGGGTTAACTTCTTCATTATATTTATCTTTATCAGAACCAACTAAAGATATTTTATTATATTGTCCATTGTATATAAAATCAATGAATCTATCTTTACCTTCAATAAATCCATATCCAGTTACTTTTTTATATTCAAAACTTGGTCCATTATAATAAAGTTTTAAATCAGCCTCACTTTGTTGTTTAACTTCTGTTTTCGCTTGTACTGATTGTATATTCGACGTTATTACACCTGTTGCTAACATTCCCAATGCTAAACTTGCTTTTGCTATCGCTTTAAATTTCATAATTTTTAGCCCCAATCTATTTAAATTTGATTTTTCAATTACGTAATATGAACAATCTACCTACATTATATTGAGGCGCTATTCACTTTCAAATTAAAACTCATTTAACTAAACTTGAATCATTGTTAAGGTAATTAATAAAATGCTAACTGTTAATAATCAATTCTTATCCGTCAAGACTCTTTTTTATACAATTCACACTTTAAACCATTTTAATTTTAAAAACTGTAAAACTTTCAGACACAAAAATGACATCATATCGTCGCAGTACCATGTCAAAATTTTCAAAGATCATGGTGACACGCATCAACTAAAACGCGTCATTACGGTATTTTTAACATTAATAACATATGCGTATTTACTATACACGGCGACAATAAATACAGATTGCAATTTTTTATAAAATCAAATGTTTTGAAAATCATCGAATAAGTATTATGTTATGTATATAAAGATTAGGAGATGAAGTGAATGAATATTATGTTAACAGGTGCTACAGGTCATTTAGGCACACATATTACAAATCAAGCCATTGCAAATCACATAGATCATTTTCACATTGGTGTTAGAAATGTTGAGAAAGTTCCAGAAGATTGGCGCGGAAAAGTTTCTGTTCGACAATTAGATTATTTTAATCAAGAAAGCATGGTAAAAGCATTTAAAGGCATCGACACCGTTGTGTTTATTCCAAGTATTATCCATCCATCATTTAAACGTATTCCTGAAGTGGAAAATTTAGTATATGCCGCAAAGCAAAGTGGCGTTGCTCATATCATTTTCATAGGTTATTACGCAGATCAGCATAATAATCCATTCCATATGAGCCCTTATTTCGGATATGCATCACGTTTATTGGCAACAAGTGGCATTGATTATACGTATGTAAGAATGGCGATGTACATGGATCCACTTAAACCATATTTACCAGAATTGATGAATATGCATAAACTGATTTATCCAGCTGGTGATGGTCGTATTAATTATATTACTAGAAATGATATTGCTAGAGGTGTCATTGCTATTATTAAAAATCCAGATACTTGGGGCAAACGTTATTTATTATCAGGCTACAGTTATGATATGAAGGAACTTGCTGCAATTTTATCTGAGGCATCAGGCACAGAAATTAAATATGAACCCGTTTCATTAGAGACATTTGCAGAAATGTACGATGAACCTAAAGGCTTTGGTGCATTATTGGCATCAATGTACGACGCAGGAGCAAGAGGACTATTAGACCAAGAATCCAATGAATTCCAACAATTAGTCAATGATCAACCACAGACACTGCAATCATTTTTACAAGAAAATATTTAATACTAAAGGAGCGTTACAGTGAATATCATCTCGACAATTTTAATCATATTTGTGGCATTAGAATTTTTCTATATTATGTACCTTGAAACGATTGCTACAACTTCCAGAAAGACCAGCGAGACATTTAATATAAGCGTCGATAAATTGAAAGACAAAAATATTAACGTACTTTTGAAGAATCAAGGCGTATATAATGGTTTAATCGGAGTTTTGCTAATATACGGTTTATTTATCAGCAGTAATCCAAAAGAAATATGCGCAGCTATTTTAGTGTATATCATTGGCGTTGCTATTTATGGTGGCCTTTCAAGCAATATTAGTATCTTTTTCAAACAAGGCACATTGCCAGTATTGGCACTTATATCAATGCTTTGGTAAGTATTGGTGTTTTGGGGTTTGGAGATGTAGTCGGAGGTTTGGAGGATTTGAGCGATTTGGGTATGGACTTTAGACTCAGAGTATTTCAACCTAATTATTTCAAGCAGAGGTGACAGTAGCGTTGCCTCTGTTTCCTTATAGAAAAATTATTTAATGAAGAAAATTCATATCTGTTTTAATTTTTAGTTGATAAATACTCCATATATTAGAATGGCTACTTTATCTATTGCATCAATCCTTTAAAACAAAAAACCCATGATTTCGAAATTCCCGTATGGTGGGGTTCCTACTCTCATGGGTCAGTTAACTATATTATCACTATCAGTTTATAATTTCAATATTATTAACAATATATGTAGTCGCAAAAGGAATGAGGACATGAGGACTTTGGTGTCGATTGGCATTACATAACGCTTCCAAACAAATTATTCGGTAACAATAAGAAACTATTTACACAAATTATTATACATAGTAAAATTATTTTATAAACTTTAAATCAAATTGTACAAGGAGTGAATATCATGGTACCAGAAGAAAAAGGTTCTATTACTTTGTCAAAAGATGCAGCTACCATATTTGCAACTGCAAAATTCAAACCATTTCAGAACAGAATTAAAAATAACCCACAAAAAACAAATCCATTTCTTAAATTACATGAAAACAAAAAATCTTAATCACTTTATTTATAGCATTTCTGATCTCAGAAATTTAATAAAGGACAACGCCCTCTTTCATAACTATATAAGTCAAGAAACCAAGAAATTCCAAACATCTTTAAACCCTTCAATAGCACATTTCCTAAAACATAAAGCAATAACAATGAACGATCAAAATTCCTAACGTACTTATGATGTGTCAGTGAATCGTCTACACTTAATTGAACAAATTCTATGAGAATAGATATTGTTAATTTAAGAAAGTAGGCTATTTTATTACGACAAGAGAAAGAAGATCATTTAGTTCAGAGTTTAAGTTACAAAAGGTTAGATTATATGAAAATGGTAAGCCTAAAAATGAAATTATACGCGAGTATGATTTAACAACCTCAACTTTCTCAAATCCGATAAAACAACACCAAAATACTGGGTCCTTCAATCATCAAGATAATTTAAAAAGTGATGAAAAAGAGTTAATAAAATTACGCAAAGAAGTTCAACATTTAAAAATGGAAAATGATGTTTTAAAGCAAATATTGCTAATCACGAGACGAAATAGAAATCATTTAACAGAATGCGTATCAATACTCAATATCCATTAATGTGCAAAGTCTTAGAAGTACTTATTATGAATCAATAAAAAGGAATAATAAGAGCAAAAAACATGCTGAATTGGATAATCGTTCACTCCCTTAACAAATATATGTACTTTTGAATAACTTGTAATGTAAATCTACTTGACTGATATAAACCTTCATCCACTTTATGAACAATTTTATTTACTAAAGTTTTTTATATTTACGATAATCTTTTACGTTTATCTTCTTATTCAACGGTATCTACAAAAACACTCTATACGTTTCAATTGTATGATTGAATGTATTATAGTGTGCGAAAACTATGCAACACTGCTTTAAACTGATCTGAACGCATCATGTATCTGCTTTAAATCATTTACTTCATCATAATAAAATACAATTACATATATATAATATTTTTATAATTGCAGTGCTTTTTGATTAATTCGCCATGATTATTTTCACAGACTTTAATATCACCATACACAGCAACACCACTGAAACATGTATATCGCATTTTAATTTAATTTCATCCATTTTTTGTGCCTCTAATATAACAATTTTTGTGCGTCATTTAATTCGGTCGCAAAACTTATATCAGAAGATATTTTTTCTATTTCTTGAAACTTTTGTATAAGTTCATCAAATTCTTTTAAATGTACTAAATGATTTAATTAAATATAGTGTATATATATGGCAGCAACAAAATTGATTGTGAAACTATTTATGAAATAAAAAATTTTCTAACTTCAAATATTAGAGTTGATTTAGAAACTGAACTTTTTAAAGACACATTACTTGAAGATTCTAATTTATCTGATTATATAAAGAACCAACTTCCAACGATATGGAGAGACTAAAAAATAGTTTAAATTTATTTAATTTCAATAAAAACTCATAATAATATTTAAGTAAGTTAGATTGCTTTTAGCATTAGGAATTCGTTTATAATTAGATGTTCAATATAGGCTTTTTTACACATACATGAACTATAAAAAGCGGATAAATAGGAGGTCATTGCGAAATTTGTTAAATACAAAATTGATGAGTTCCACCTAATAAAATTGTTGGTTTTATAGTAACATCTATTTTCGTACCATTCATGTTAATTTCAGTGCTAATAATGCTGATATAAAGAAGAATAAATTGATTAGGAGAACACTATTTAATGTCTAAAAATATCAATCAAGCAAATAGTAAATTAAATACGTCAAACAAAAAACTAAAACAAGCTTATTCAAAATCCGATAGTAAAAACTTGAAAGTTATATACATGCCTCATTGGCTAGAGTTTTATTCAATTGCTATACATAGCGATGTTACAAGCAATAAAAAAAGATATTATAAATCATATAGTAGAGGAACAGTGGTATATGTAAAACTAGGGAGTAATATTGGAAGTGAGTTTTCTGGTAATCATTTTTGTGTAATATTAGATAACAAAGACAATAAAGGAAAAGAAACAGTTACAATAGTTCCACTTTCTTCCAAAGGTAATAAAAATTATTTGAAGTTAAACGAATCGGTGCTAAATCTAACAACAACAGATTTAAAAAAAACAGATTATCGATATCAGTAGTAAAGTACAAGCATTAGCCCAAAAATATAGAGATATTGACATTAAACTTAGCACAGAAGATAAAAAGCTTTTGTCTAACTTAAATCAAAAAGCTAATGAACTGTATAGAGTGATAGGTGTTTATTCCAAGCACAAAGGGAAAGATACATACGTTAATATATCAGCAATTACAACAATAAGCAAAAGACGTATAAGCAAAATAAATGATTCTGATCCTACTGGAACGATAATAATTTCAGAAGATGACATGAATGAAATCGAAAAGCAATTAAAGATAAAGTTCTTTTCTAATTGAATTGTAATATTACATCTGATATAATTGGTTTACAAATTCCCGGTAACCATTCCGGCTTCATTCTCTTGAAGAATGACATATTCTCAGCGTTTTAGCTGAAGGTCAGATGATACGTCATCTGGCCTCTTTTTTTATATAAATGCCCTTTAAGTGAAATATACAACAATCTGCAACCAATATAGACATCACAAAACACACAATAAATTACACAATGTGTTATAAGCCACATGTCACTATTATCGTAGCTAGCTGCGTCACTCAAAACGAATACGGAACGCGTTGGTTATTCCAATCATAATATTACTCTGCAAATACACAGCCCTGTAACCGAGTAAATGGATAGAGATTTGAACAAATGAAAACAATCAACTAATGGAAAGGATAAAATATTATGCACAACAAAAATGAATTCAACAAAAAACTGAAAGATTTTATAGGTAGCGATAAACGGATGGCTTTAGTAAAGGGTTATATTAACGAGTATAAATTAACAACTGTTTTAAGAGCTTTAAATAATTCCGATTACACAAAAGGGACGATACACACTCGTTCAATAGGCAACCTAAAACAAATAGTAGATAATCGAATTATTCCTAAAAATATAACTCAAAACACAATCTTCAAATTGAGTAATTTAACCTTAGAGGTTAACCTCTATGAAAGAAACACAATTTATCACGGAGACTTTGCTATTTACTATCCTGTAGAATCTGCTCTAATAATAGAAACAGATACTCCTAGGCTAATTAATCATATAAATAACAACCCAGTCCAAAAAATATTTATAATAACAACAAATGACTGGAGCTTTAATACACTTGAATTAGAAAAAATAGTAGACGAAACTATAATTTATGATTTAAAACAAGAAGATCCTAAACAATATGAAATTTTATATAAAAATAAACACGGAAAATTGCCTTATTGATGAATTAAAACGCAAACTTAGAACACCTCACCCCTTTTCCGTCCTTATTGTAATTTTAAATCATCAAGAGGCTGGGACATAAATCCCTAAAAAAAACAGCAGTAAGATAATTTTCAATTAGAAAATATCTTACTGCTGTTCTCTATTTATACAATACTTCGTATTGAATGGCTTCGCTTTCCTAGGGTGCCGTCTCAGCCTCGGTCTTCGACTGGCACTGCTCCCTCAGGAGTCTCGCCATTAATACTACGTATTAACATGTAATTTTACTTTTAAATACTTTGAAAAAATAAGACACTTTGCCCAACTTGCACATAAATGTAAAATTCAATAAAATGAATTTTCTGTGTTAGGGCCCACACCCCAACTTGCATTGTCTGTAGAAATTGGAAATCCAATTTCTCTTTGTTGGGGCCCCTGACTAGAATTGAAAAAAGCTTGTTACAAGTGCATTTTCGTTCAGTCAACTACTGCCAATATAACTTCGTAGAGCATAGAACATTGATTTATGTCCCAGCCTGCTATATATAATTATTCCCACTCGATGAAATGAGTGTTTTTCGTTAGTTTATATTAACTTATAACACTTGATATTACAGTGTTTTTATAGCTTAATACTTCTCATCAATTAACATCACTTCATAATTAACGTATTCAAATACGTATTTACTTACGTATTCACTGCCTGCAACGTGTGGGATTGAAGTTTTATGCTAATGTATATAGTACTACTACGCTTAATGATTATTCGTAAAAACTGATCATATCAATAATTATAGCCCATTTAAAATTAGACAATTACTCATACCCTCACATTTCTGCCAATTAATTCAAACAACTTTCGAAAAAATAAACTGACATTTTGTATAACCATATGATTGTAAATTATCTACAAACGTTTCCGCTGCATTCATATTCTCCAACCAAACCTTAAATACAAAACACGCTTCTCCAGATACTCGATAGCAAAATTCTACATTATCCTGCTTGGATATAAAATATTTAAAATCTTTGTATCGATTATTTTTAATAGTTAACTCTATAAATATTTCTACATCATATCCTAATTTTTTGTAATCAATGTTTATTGTGTAATCTTTAATAATACCTCTTTCTTCAAGTTTATTTAACCTTTCTCTTACAGCTGGAGCCGATAAATTCACTTCCTTACTTAATTCATTAATAGGAATTCTACTGTTATTTAGCAAAGTATCGATTATTTTTCTATTTATTAAGTCATCCATAGGTAACACCTCTTTTTTAAAAGCATTTAGTCCCATAAACCTTCACAAATGTATTCCAATACTATTTTATCATGTATATCATTAATATAGGGGGTGAGAAAAGTGGCATTAATAGAATACAGTACTATCGGAAATTCACCATTTCAAAAACTATTAGGGCATAATAAAAGTTTATTAAAAAACTGGAATAATTTATCTGTTTTTTTAAGTGATGATGGAGCTATAAGTAAAGAATTAAAAGAGGAACTGAGAAGAATTTTAGCTCAACAAAACGGATGTCAATATTGCAAAGCGAAAGGTAGTCCTACAAACAAATTTCAAGACGAAAAATCTCTACTAAGTATTGGTTTTATTGAGGTTTATTTGAAATCAAAACAAAATATACCAGAGTCAAGTATAGGATTATTAAAGGAAGTAATGACGGATGAAGAAATCGTCGAGTTAATTACCTTTACCTTGTTTACTACCGCACAACAACATTTTGGAGCAATATTAAGACTATCTGAATAAAAAATAGTTATTTTACCATTCCCCGATTACCACTTTAATGTGCTATTTTACACATTTCACTTTTAAATGTGCAAAAAATAAAAATATATTTAAAAAGCAACTAATATCGGGGAATGATATTAGTTGCAACTACACAATATCATTATACTACATTTTAGTACCTAGTACTAATTTTAACAGCTTTTTAATTGTTATGATCACAATTAAACGATGTTTCAATCTCCTCAATCCTCTAACGGAATATCATCCACAATCACAGTATGATTAGGATTAGCGTTAGATACATCTTTCACTGCCTTATCTAATTCCTCATCGTCTCCGTCCCATTCACCAATATTAATGAATATAGGCACATTCCCGTTAATATCATGCTTATCTGTAAACAACTTATGGTATTTACCCAACATATCACGAGCTTTTAAACGATCACTAGGCTTAATTGGTACCTCTATCAGTTCAACATGTTCATTATAGACTAGCTGTACTTTGCCACTTTGTGGATTCTCTTTATATTCCCCTCGCTTGACTACAACTTCTTTCGTTTCTGTTTCATCACCGACTGCCGCATTCGTAAGCACATGTAGTAACTCTTTTGCGGTTAATACATTCTCATCTATAATCTTATCTTTTTGTTCTTGTATATATTGCTTGATGTGTGGCTTCTTTAATAACCTACATCCTGTCACATGTGCGCTATTTGCGCTATAGCCTGCTTTTATGGCACTTTGTGTTACATTAAGTGTTCTTATATACTCATTCACAAAACGCGCTTGTTTTGCCGTTAACTCACTCATTCTATCACCTCCACAATTTTATCTAATAAGGTTTCATACCATAATCTTACAGATTGTTCTGAACACTCTAAGACATTGCTAATATCTTTAAAACTACGTCCTTGTATTAAAGAATCGAAAATATAAAACTCTTTATCATTAGCTACTTGGTCAACAATCATTTCTAAGTGATTCTTTACAATATGATCATCAATGTTATCGTCTGCCATCCATTCATTAGAATTTTCATCACCTATTGAAAAGAATTCATCGGTATTTATTTCATCATCTATCAACACATCACTTCTAGTTCGCTTATGATAATCACAAACGAAGTCTTTTATTTGCTGTTTATCCATTGTTACACCACTTTTACATGTGAAGATTGATGATAAGCATTTACTCGTGCAATCTTACTGTTTTCAATTGCTGTATTTCTTTGTTTTTGACGTTCTGAACGTTGTTTAATACTTGCTTGATACAAATCAACCTGTAAGCGTTCAATGACGTTGTAGGGCTTATATCGTCCATTTGAACGCATATATTTTACAACTTGCTTCTGCTCTTTTTCTGTATAATGATTTAGTACCGTTTTCAACAACACCATATTACTTATAGATCGATTTTTATAGTTTTGTAATCTTGCCTTTGTTTCAATAATTTTGATAACTAGTTTTTCAATTGGATATGAGACAGACACGACCCCCATTATTTCATCACATGTTGTTGTCGATGCACTCATATGGTACATACTTTCAATTTGGAATTCACACATCTTAATTTTCTTATTAATAAATGCTGGGTTAAATTGCGTTAATAGTTGATAATCAGATAATTTATTGTCACCATTACGATAATATAAACAATTCTTCGTTTTAAGCAGTTTCATTTATTCACCCCTATAAACAGAGCCTACCCGAATTGGATAGGCAATCATTGCTATTTAATAATCCTGTTTTGCTTAGCTAAATTTTGTAGCGTTGTACCATATTGCTTTTGCTTAGACTGTTCAGATTGTTGTAACTCACTTGAAATCTCCTGCATATTGTTTTTAATATCCAAATCAACTGCATTTATTAATAGATTTGTATCTTCTTCATTTAAACCAAATGCATTTGCGACCTTTTTAGTATTATTTAACTCGTATTTTGTTTCCATTTAATTACCCTTTCTTTTTAACGTTTTAAAAACAACTTGTTATTGTGTTCGTATGGCAAATCATTACCATTAATATATGATGTAAATATATTTTCTCTAAAGTAGCCATTCAATGCTTCCCTAGCCTCTTTATCATCATATAATTGTTCTTGACTATAAATACTCGCATATTGCTGATGCTCATCTTCATATCTATCATTAATATCTTCTATTTCATCAATGATCTCATTATATGCATCGACTACCTTTTTTAATTTACCTAAAGCTGATTGTTTTTCTGATTCATATAATGATGACAACTCGCTTTGATGTTTTAATAACTCAATTGTCTTTTGATATTTAACTTCTTTCGATACACTTTTCTTTGTCTCTAAGCGTTTATTAAGTGCTTTTAGTTTCTTTTCATCAGCATCTGTTGCTTGATATAGGTTATCTGCCTTGTCATCTTGTCGATCCATGATTAACTGTTTGTATGTGAACTTATCTAACTTTATTTTACTCTCCAATGCATTACGCTCTTGTTCCAATTCTTGTATAGCCTTGTGTTGATCTATTACAAATTGGTTGTATTCTTTAAAGTACGATTCAGTTTTCATTTTTATCCCCTTTACACTTCAATTCGTTTCAAAGCTTCATAGCGTTTCATACTGCCATCAGCTAGCTTTTTAATACTTCTCATCGCTTGTTGCTTTTCTTGTTCTGTCGTAATGATGTAATAACCACGTTCACTAGGTTTATAACTACATCCGATAGGATAGCCATAATCATATACTAATGAATTGATTACTTTTCTTAACCATCGTTCATTGCTTGAATTATATTCATATCCCAATTGATTTAAGATTTTAGTTTTAGTAATATACTTATTGGACGTATTTTTTATCACATTGAAAACTTGCAGGTGTTCGGTGGGTAAATGATACGTCTCTTTTTCTGCGATACTCTGCATCTTCACACCTCTTTCTTTTAATTATTTCGTACCTAAATTATACCATTTTTACAGGTCTAAAACAAACTTACGTTCGCTTTATAGCGCATTTTATCAATTGTTTAGCTTATCGTATATAACACTTATAAAATCATGTTATAAACTTAACATTAGGCTTTTCACATTAACCTAATATAGAACTTAAGTTCGGTAAAATAACGCGAACAAATTACGAACAAACTTAACTTTTAGGCCTATACCAAAAACACAAACTTTAGCTTGTATTAGCGTTAACAAAGTTCGCACACCTTGCACAAATCTTGCCATTTTTTCAATTCTCAAAGACTGTATACCTTCCGATTTTAAAAGCTAACACCTTTATATAACCTTATTATTTTCAAAGCCATAAAATAGCTTAATATCAACGTTTTATACTTTTTTAAAGTTCTGTACCTCAACCATTTTAAACTGCTATACCTCGTATAAAATCGTAGTATTTTATTAGGAGCCACACACTACATGTGACCCCTCATAACATTATTTACTCAAGCTATAGTAAGACGCTTTTAGATCATTCAATTTACGTTCTAACGCCGTGTAATCCTCTTGTGTCGCATTCTCATCTTGTATAAACTCAGTTACTAATTTTAAGCCCTCAACTAACTCTGGTGCTGGTTCATTGATTCCCGTAGCTATCTGATACAACATTTCAATATTCGCTATCACATCAGTATTACTCGATTGAATGCCCTCAAGTGTATCGGTATCAAATCCATTTTCTAGGTACTCAAACACATCACTATTATTTGATTCTGCATAAGTTTCTAACCCATACATAAAATACTCATCTTCAAATAATTGACTGGCCATCATATCACTAATAGAAAGCTGTTTACCGTCATGTAATTCATAACCTACATAATGACCTTCTATGCTTCTTATAAGCCCCTCAGTGTGCTTAGGTGACGCTAATTCAAACGATTGCCTTACTTTACAATCTTTAATATATACATGACCGAATAACTTGCCATTCATCATCACGTATGCCATATCAAATGGATCATTATATAACTTAAAGCAACATGGTTGTACTTTACTATGTTCTAACAATCCCGTGTAGTACCTTAGTAACGTGCCTGCTCGTGTTTCAAATTGGTTTACAATAGTTTCTATGTTCATTGTACAATCTCCTTTTGAGCCATTTTGCTGAATTGTTCAAACTCACCTGTCTCAGTATTAAATTTTTTAATACTACATGTAGCCGCTTTATCGATACATCCCACATCATCACTATCATAGAAATTAATATTATGGGCTTTACTTAAAGCTATACATACTATTGGTGAATACCACACTTCTCCATCTTCTATATATTCGACAAATAAATTTTCGGGTGCTGGCATAATTTGAATTGGCGCATCATGATGAAGTTGATTATAAATTTTCTCTTTGTCATTCATATTAGACACACTCCATTTCTTTCTTACTAACATTAAACGTGACAGGCAACCAATGATCTGTTTTAATATTTTTTGACCTTACAATAGGTAAATCCAAACCTTTACCATCAACCATATAAACAATTGGCTCACAAATATCCATCTCAATACGTCCGTCTTTTTTAAGTTCAGCGATAACATCAAACGCTTCTTGATTCCACCCAATCCAAAACACAACATTGGGATGTTGACCACTTGTATATGCGCCGTCACCTTTATAATCAAAGTTATTTTCTTCAAATACATGTTCTATTTCTACAAATGATGTGCTAGCATGTGTCTTTATATATTCTAAAATTTCTGACTTTAATTGATTTTTATTCATTTTCTTCCTCCTAATTTTTGATAGGTGCCTCACTGTCTTATTCGAATAGCAATTCAAGACGCTTATGAACTTCTTTTTACACATACTCCCTCAAGGGCTTCACTTAATCTGTCTCACTGTCTCACTGTTTACGACCTACATTTATATATTTTGTATATTGTGTAAATAATTTTTATAAAACTTTACCCTAAAAACTATCAAGACACCAAGACACTTATAGCATGGCATATACTGCCACAAGGGATTGCGGGTGTCTTAAACTTGTCTTATAAGTGTCTTACTGTCCTAAAAATAAGATGTCTAAACTTTAAGTTTCTGATAATAAGAAGCTAAATCTACACTAAAACCATATTGCTTACCAATACCTTCACCATATCGCGTTTGCTTTTTCACAGTGTCACAATAATTTGTATTTCTTAACGCTTTATCAATTTTTCTTAAATGGTGTTGTTGTGGTTGGTCATCTCGTTTCATCATCACTTTCCAAATTTCCATGCTACATACCTTGTCACGCCATACATAAGCACCTGGTTTTGTATTCGGTAATTCAATCAATTTACCATCACCATATAATTTAATATAGTCTTGGTCTATAACATCATGCGCAGACACTCTTTTTTCTTCTAACGTTCTATACCAATAGTCTGACGGAATAGGACGTTCAAGGAATTCCTCTATTTCTCCAACTAAAGCATCTTTTTCAGAATGAGCTTCTTGGACTTTTAAAGCCATTTCACTCGCTTCTTTATCTAATAACAATGCTTTATCCGTCGGATTCTCATCAAAATATACTTTAGCTTCGGCAAACATTTGTTGAACAACATCTGGTGTTAGATCGTCAAACGGGCTTTTAGTTGCTTTATTTTTATCTGTCGTAATAGGGAAAAAACGACGATTGCCTGTTTGGTCTTTTAAAAACTCATAGTTATTGGTTGTCCCTACAAACACACACTGTCTAGGATGACGCTCTGTTCGTTTACCATACGAAGCTCTATAAATATCTACAATAGCACTTATAAACCCCTTAATATCTTCAATAGTAGACTTTTGAAATGCCGACAGTTCTTCAATTTCACATATCCAAGAACCCTGCAATTTCTTATAGACCTCATCACCTTTAAACGTTTTAATACTTTGGTTATACCAATGACCTCCCAATTTACTCACTGCCGTAGATTTCCCAACACCTTGACCACCATATAAAATAATCATGGAATCATATTTAATACCTGGCTGATAGATTCTAGCAACTGCACCCATCATCCATTTTTTTGTAACTTCTCTATTGTAGTGGTTATCTTCAGCACCTAAATAATCAATGAAGAGCGTTTCAATTCTTTTGATTCCGTCCCATGATTTAGATTCAATCATCGATTTAATAGGGTGGAATCTATTTTGATAAGCTTCCTTTTCAATTACAGTATCAATAAGATCACGGCTAAACTGCACATTATACAATTTATCAATATGTGAAATCACATGTGTGGTATCTATATCAGCCCAATAATAATTCGCATCCCCTTTTGACCTCCAATACGGTAGACGTTTCAGTTTGGTTACTTTTTCAAAAGCGTCATATTGTACTAGCCCTTTTAAACTCTCATCATTACACAATATGATTTCAGCATTTGTAGTCGTTTTTTTCAATGCTTGTGTAGTAGCAGAACGCCTTAATTGACTTTTCCAATCATTAGCATTTAAAACACCGGTTCTGCTATCAATCATTTCAAATACTTCTTCGTTTGTAACATCTTCCAAACAAAAACCTCCATTTCTAACTGTTTTTACTATCTTTTTTTAAAATACTTTTAAAAGTATTGTTTACTTCACTTTGATTAATAGGTGGTTTGCATACACTTGCCCACGCACTCACTAACCCATAAACTAAGTTTGGATCTACATACCTATGCAAAAGATAACCTGTAATTGAAGCCAATGTTGAATTGCGCTCTCCCTCACTTACACCAAAAGCTATATCTCGCCAATACGCACTATCGCGTCGGGTGTATCCTATGACATTAGGACTAGCATTTGATTGTTCATACTCCTTTAACCACTGTTCAAGCATATCAACATCCATAATTGGACAGTCATTCACTCGCTTAATAAATATGTGCCCTTTTTGAATAACTGGTAATGCAAAACATCTACTTGGCTGATATGAACCTTCGTCCACTTTATGACCAATTTTATTTGCTAATACCTTTGAATATTTACGATAATCATCTGCACTTATTCGCTCATTTAGAGGGATATATAGGCGTATTCTAGCTTGTTCAGTTGTATGGCTAAACGATGTGTGCCAAAACCATGCAACATTGCTTAAAGCTGAGCTGATTGCTTCATGTAATTGCTTTAAATCATTTATTTCATCGTAATCAAGTACAATCACATCTCTGTATACGACATTAACGTCGTTGCGATGCTTTTTGATAATTTCACCATGATCATTTGCACCATTTTTAATATCACCGTAAACAGCAACACCACGTGCATACTTATAATTCGCTTCTATAGGCACAGACAGTTTATTAATTAACTTACTCCATTTAGGTTTTGAAAAGCTCTTAAATGAACGTGAGTCTAAACTTTCATAATGTACCACTGAAACATGTATGTCATATTCTAATTTAATTTCATTCATTTTTTGCACCTCTTAATGAAACAACAGAGCAAAGATGTTATAATAAGAATGTGTAATTTCTATATTACTCTGCTACTTTTATTGAATTCTTTGCGTCATCTGATTCCTCGCCAAAGTTCTCAGATGATGCTTTTTCTATTTCATGAAACTTTTCGATAATATTATCGAACTGCTCTATATAGAGATGGAATAAATCAAACATTTGATTATTGTGAATACGTCTCTCATGATAAGAAAATCCCTCTCTAATTAATTCATCTTTATTTAAGTTATGATTTGGTTCATGTGGATATAACTCCTCAAAATGCCAACCATGATTATCCTTTAAATCTTCGAATCTATCTTTCAACACTTTCAAATCGCTAAACAAATCATTAATTTCCCAATTCATTTTTATTCTCCTTTCTCTAATTGAAAATTATTCTTTAATTCTTGTGCGCACCATTTCATTATCAATTCTAAGTGCTTTTCACGACTGATCTCTGAAACCACTTCAATACCATTAACATATTCAGTGTGTTCATAACTTTCCAAATTATTCATGACACTTAACTTAAGTTGATAAACCACGTGTTCTATTACTTCTTTTTGTTCATTATTCATTTTCTAATCCTCCTGTTAAATTAAATCCAAAAGTTACCATCATGCCGTATACACTAAAAGCAACATACATGTTAGATATTGCTAGTAATAAGATTGTTAACAACGATGTTAAGGTTATATAAAGTAAATCCAATTTCATTGCCTTGCCTCCTCATAGCTTCGTATTCGCACGCGTTGCAGGCGTTTCAATTTTTCATTTGTTCAATTACATTTTCAATATCTTGTCGATCATAACGAATTGTTTTACCAATCTTAACTTTACGAAGCCCCATCATTTCCCACTCGGTTATAACCTTGTGAGTCACGTTGTATTCTTCCATGACTTCTTTTTGAATGAGATATCGCTTACGAGATTGCTTAACTTTTTCTAAAGCTATTTTTTCGGCAATATCAACTATACTATTAACTAACTGTTGACTAGCCTGTTCACTAAGTAGTTGGCTCATATTATTCCTCTCCCACCATTTTATCTCTAATTGAGATATTAATATTCAGATAAAAAACACTTCTTTATCAATATCAAGGAACTCAGAAATAATTTTTATCTCATAGTCATGAAATGAGAACAACCCTTTTTCTTTAGATTCATATTGCCTTCTATCAATACCTATTAATTGAGCTAAATAAGTAGCAGAAAGACCTCGTTTTAACCTCTCCTCTTTCAATTTGGTTTTAGGTTTTAAAAATTGTTGTTTTAATTCTGATTTTTTCGTAAACATATTCTCACCTCCTCAAACAAATTATCTCACATCGAGATATTTATTTCAACATTAAATATTGCAAATTGAGATATTTTTTTCGATATGATATCATTTGGATGGAAGGAGCTGGTCAAATGGCAGAATTACCAACACATTACGGCACAATTATTAAAACTCTTAGAAAATACATGAAATTAACTCAAAGCAAATTGAGCGAAAGGACAGGATTTAGTCAAAACACCATTTCAAATCACGAGAACGGCAACAGAAACATTGGAGTAAATGAAATTGAAATCTACGGTAAAGGTTTAGGTATACCCAGCTATATTCTACACAGAATATCAGATGAGTTTAAAGAAAAAGGTTATAGTCCAACATTAAATGATTTTGCAAAATTTGATAAAATGTATAGTTATGTTAATAAAGCCTATTATAACGACGGCGACATTTATTATTCATCATACGATTTATATGATGAAACAATCAAATTGTTGGAATTGTTGAAAGAATCTAAAATCAATGTAAATGACATAGATTATGATTACGTACTTAAGTTGTACAAACAAATCCTTTCCACTGATACAGAAAAATCAATAATAAATTACGAGACTTTAGCAAATACTCGAAAATCAAGCGATAAAAAAAGAGAAGTAACAATAGAAGAAATTGGTGAATTTCACGAAAAATATTTAAAACTATTATTCACCAACTTAGAAACTCATAACGATAGAAAAAAAGCATTAGCAGAAATAAAAAAACTAAAAGAAGAATCCATTTATTTAGGTGAAAAGTTACGCTTGGCTCCTAACCATCATTATGATGCTATTAAAGGTAAGCCAATGTATAAATTATACTTATATGAATATCCTGATAGACTAGAACATCAAAAAAAAATCATACTTGAAAAAGACACTAATTAATCATCACGCCACAAGGTAGCCATTCCTTAACGGCGTGTCAATCCAATCTCACGCGTTGCAGGCAATAGAAAGGATTGATTTATATGATTAAAAAATATAAGAAGAAAGACGGTTCGACTGCCTATATGTTTGTCGCATATTTAGGTACTGATCCAATTACTGGTAAGCAAAAGAGAACCACTAGACGAGGCTTTAGGACTGAAAGAGAAGCTAAAATTGCTGAGGCAAAACTTCAAACAGAAGTAAGTCAAAATGGCTTTCTAAACAACGATATAACGACGTTTAAAGAAGTATATGAGTTGTGGCTTGAACAGTATCAAAATACTGTAAGAGAAAGCACATATCAACGTGTTTTAACTTTATTTGATACAGCTATATTAGAACATTTCCAAGATGTACCTATTAAGAAAATAACCGTTCCATATTGCCAAAAAGTTATTAATAAATGGAACAAAAAGTATTCTGATATTAAAGCTATACGAATATACACATCTAATGTGTTTAAATATGCCGTAAGCCTTAAGATAATCGTTGATAATCCGTTTGCACATACAAAAGCACCTAGAAAAAAAGAAGCGCAACAAGACGCGTCTACAAAGTATTATTCAAGTGATGAATTGAAACGGTTTTTAACTTTCGTTGAAGATGAACCATTATATTATGCTATTTTTCGAACATTAGCTTTTACTGGCTTTAGACGTGGAGAATTAATGGCTTTAACATGGAACGATATTGATTTTACTAAACAAACCATATCTATTAATAAGACTTGCGCAAGAGGTGCAAATTATAAACTGGTAATACAAGAGCCTAAAACAAAATCATCTCACAGAACAATAAGTATTGATGATAAAACTGCAAGTGTATTGAAATCATGGCGCACTCATCAAAGAGTGGAGTCCCTTAAATATGGTCACAATACCTCTGATAAATATCAACATGTTTTCACTACTGTACGTGATAATAAACCACTATATCCCGAGCATTGCAATAAAGCATTGGACTTAATATGTGAGAAGAATAATTTCAAGAGAATTAAAGTTCATGGCTTTAGACACACTCATTGTTCTCTTTTATTTGAGGCTGGCCTTTCTATTCAAGAAGTACAAGATAGATTAGGTCACGGGGACATCAAGACAACTATGGATATTTACGCTCACGTAACTGAAAAGCAACGTGATCAAGTGGCTGATAAATTCGCAAAATACATCAATTTTTAA